AATGTAATAATCCTTGGTGTACTTCTCAATGTCATTCGACACAGATCGTGAGCGGCAACCTTCTGTTCGAACTTCCCAAGCGTAATCACCTTCAAGTTTGCCAACATTCATTGGCTGCTCGCAGATGGCATACTCATGCAGAGGCTCTTCGTACCACCACTTCTTCTTGCCCAAGTTGAAGATCTGGGCACGAAGCCATTTGAACTCTCCGCGCTTGATCTGGACTACATAACCATCAAGATTGTCATCAAACTTATTGACAGGAAGAGTCCCTGTGATAAAATCATCAGCATCGATCATCAGAGCCCATTGAGTCTTGCCCATGCAAAGTTCAAGAGCCTTTGAGCGATTGGTTCCGAAATCAGACCATTCGTGGTCGTGAATCTCACCGGGAATTCCTTTTTCATCAAAGAACTTCTTGATGATTTCCTTGGTGTTGTCCGTTGATCCGGTATCACAAATTACATAGTAATTAATGAAAGGTGCGCATGAAGCCAAGCAACGCTCAATGTTTGGGGCTTCGTTCTTTACGATCATACTCAAAGTCAACTTGTGCATATTCATCCTTATGTATTGAAAAACTTACGAAGAGATCCGGGATTGAACTTGGGAATTAATTCCCAATTATCTTTCTCGGTATATTTAATTATCTTCAAACCAGATAGAGGCATGGAATCCTTGACCTTTTCCTTGTCAATAATTTCAAGGAGTTCCCATTCCTCAAGTAATTTAATTATCGCATTTCTGCGTTTAATGTCTTCCTCAGAAACATTTGAAGGAAGACCGTCCAAGGCAAACAGTTCCTTGAAATGCGCTACGATATAGCATTCATTCTTATGAATAAGGTGACAAGATTGGTACAATACTTTTTTGCCTTTTGGCGATACACCAATTCTTGACAAAGTTTCACGGACAACCATGAAATCTTCGGGATCAAATAAATTTATATGAACGCCTATATTATTGAATGTTTTATCGGATAAATCTGACATAACTGCTTCACTCCTACTTACCAGTTCCACCTTTGTTTAGATATGCTTTTAAATTGTCGATATCTTCTGTACTAAGGATATTTAGTACTTCTCTGGCTTTCATGTCGTTGTATCCAAAAACCTCTTTAATTACTGTGATATTTTCTTCTGTCTCCTTGCGTATCCAATGAGAGAAACGCTTCTTCTTTCTTACGGACAGTCTGTAAAAATCAAACTGAGATTTAGAGTCAAGCCAAGGATGACAATTCATCTCGTTTGCATGAAACAGTGTATCTGGAAAGTATGACAAGCATTTATTGACGACAAAGGCTGGATAAAGACGAACATCCTTTTCGTCCTTGTCCAGCAGAGCTTTCTTGTCGTGATTTATGCTATTCAGAAAGTCTTTTAATTCCATCAATTAAACTCACAATCCATCATGATCTGAACGATCAATGCCATTGTATTGATCTCTTGGTCTGATGCAAACGCTGCTTTATACTGGTATTCTGCGATTATGAGTATCGCCTGTGGAACGGAATTTGGCTTCAAGACGGTATATAATTCAGTATAAAGACGCTTAAAAAACTCCGTCGTATTCAGATCCAAGTTTTGCACAACCCACTTTCTACATGAAGTAAAGTCTTTGTTCTTCATGAATCCAATGAGTTCCTTGTACGATTCGCTACTGCCTTGAGCAAGAATGCCAACATCAATCTTTCCAGAACTTGAATACTTCTGGAGTTCATTGATGATTCTTCGCATGTCAGGAAAATGCTTCTTGACAAGGTTGACCAAGACTGCTTTTTCATATGGAACCTTTTCCGTTATAAGAATGTGTTCCACACGACCAAGCATAGCAGATGCAATCTGTGCTTTTTCTGCATTGGGAATCGTGAAGTCAATTCCCGTGCATCTGGAATGCAAAGGTTCAATGACGCGATTCTTGTAATTGCAAGTCAGTATAAATCGGCAGTTCTTGTGGAATTCCTCTATAGCTCCACGCAGTGCTGGCTGAATTGACTGAGGATTTGCATAGTCAAACTCGTCAAGAATAACAATCTTATGATTGCCGTTCAAGGATACGGTAGATGCATATTGACGAATTTTGGTCCTCAGAGTATCAATCCCATTTTCTTCCGAGCAGTTGATGAGAATATACTCTGAACCAACATCCTTTGCCAAAGCACGGGCAACCGTAGTCTTGCCCGTGCCTGCCTTTCCGTACAGAAGCATGTTGGGAACAGAACCCTCTTTTGCCACCCCCTCAAAAATTTTTTTAAGATCGATTGGAAGAATGCAATCAGATAGCGTTTTGGGTCGATACTTTTCGACCCAAAGCATGTTGTTTATCTCAGTCACGTTTATCCCTTGTTGATTGCGATGTAATAAGTAATATCTTGGGAACTGTGTGTGAACCTAGAAACCACGGTGTCCGTGATCTCTACCTTGTAGGAACCGGGAAGGAACTTGATCTCGTTGATTGAGATGTTTCCTTCATAGTCGGGACCACTGTAGTTTTCCTCAACCACAATCTCAAAACTGTCTGATGTGCTGTTTGAGGAATCATCAACAGTCAGGCGAATCTGACCGTCACCAGCAACAATCTTCAGATCGCTGACCTGAAGAATACTTGCAGCCTTCATAACTTCGCTCAGATCCTGTTCATCAAGATTGAAGGAGAAGAGGACTTCAGGCATGTTGATATCCTTGGTAGGAACAGTCAACAGGGACTTCTCTGCGTAATAATACTTTACGCTTGAACGCCCGTTGGAGATGTCAACATGCGTGTCATGGAACTCAAGATCGGGATTGTTGAACATGCTGACCACACCTAGGAACTTGTTGAGATCCCAGATGGAAATTTCGGTGTCAAAGTCCTCCTGAACAGTGGCTTTGACATAGATGTTGCTTCCTGCCGAACGAGTCTTCAGTACATTCCCAGGTTTGATGAGAATGTTTGAATTGATGGAGGAGAAGTTCTTTAGAATGTTAAATGTTTCTTTGCTCAAACGCATTTTTGTCACAGTACTCATATAGATCCTTTTGTAGATTATTCTTCGTCACGACGATATATCATGTCATTCACTTGCTGCTTGCTCTCATGGCGATTTCCCCGCTTTTGTCTTTTTTCTTGTTTGCGGCTCAATCCAGTCTTCTTGTTCTTGCGGCGATTAGTGAATTTCTCAAAACTGTCTTCATTCATGGTGATATTATAACTCCTATTTTTTTCAAATCAAGTTTCAATCCATTGAGAACCATTTGGATCTTCAAACCAAACATAAAATTTTCCATTAGAGGAACCCCACATTTGTCCAACCTTTGGATTTAATGGTGGATCATTCGATTGAACCATTTCAGTAACACCCGTAAATTTCCAACTAAGTGGTGCTTGAAAAGGTGTTTTTTGTGTTTCAGTTGTGCACTGATACATCTTTCCTTGATATATCACTACATCCCCATTGGAATAATTGATTGGTTTTCCAGAAGCGTTCTTTAGTTGAAAGTTTCCTTTGAACATTCAATAATATTTATACTTGAGCCTTGATTCTTGAGAAGTTGTTCTTCTTCTCAAATTGCATCTGTTGGTCGAACTTGTCAGTCAGTGCATCTGCCTTGTGGCTGATGATGAATATCGAACATTTGCTTTTCATCTTGTTCAGGAGTTTCAAGAAAGACTCTGTTCCAGTCGAATCCAAGGAGGAATCAAGAATCTCGTCAAAGATCAGTAGATTGCAATTCAAGCTGTTCTTCATCTTTGCAATCTCTCTCCAAGTCAGGAGAATGGCCAGATCGATACGCTGTTTCTCTCCCTCAGAGAAAGAGGAATATGAGAATGCATCTCTGTATCGTGACTTGATTGTTTCCTTGAATTCCTCATCGATGTTGAAATCAACATAGAGATTAAGTTTTCCGAGGAACTTGTTGACGAGTCCATTGATGATGGGAACATAATGCTTGATGATGCGGCTCTTAAGCCCACCATCCTTGAGAATGTCGTAGACAACATCATGGTGAATTTGCTTGCTGATGGCGCTCTCCAAAGCCTTGGCATGTTTGTCCTTTTCGGCAATTGCCTCTTCAATCTTTATATTGATCTCAGATTCAGTTGATGTCTTCTTTATCTTAGCAATTTTTTGATTCAAAGACAAAATTTCATTGTTGAAGCCATTCTTGCGTGTGACACCCTGTGCTTGCAAAATATTCAATTCCAAGATCTTTTGATTTAAAGTTTCTACTTCAACCTTCAAATTTTCAAGTTCTTTGAGTTTTTTGTCACCAACCTGTAAGGATTTCTTACAAGAAGCCAATTTTTCTCTTTTCTCCTCCAAATGCTTCTGTCTGGCCTCTTCTAGCAAAGTTTGACCGCAGCAAGTGCACTTTGGATCTGTTTCTAGAGTGTTTATTTGCCCTATAAGCGATTCTTGGAGTTCCAGTGCCTTGGAGTGCATTGTGGGAACCCCGGCCATAGAAGCGA